GGCGGAGAGCATCAATGGTCTTTACAAAGCGGAGGTAATACACCGTAAGAGCTGGAAAAACCGTGCAGAAGTGGAACTGGCCACACTCACGTGGGTGGACTGGTATAACAATCGACGATTGCTGGAAAGGCTGGGCCATACTCCTCCGGCAGAAGCAGAAAAAGCTTATTATGCTTCCATCGGAAACGATGATCTGGCAGCCTGAGTTCACAGATAAAACACTCTCCAGGAAACCCGGGGCGGTTCAATCAGAACAACCACAACCGGCTTAACGAACATTGGAGAACTGGCAACTAAGCACGCGGACCTGTTGGCTGGTTATGCAGATCTGTCAATGCTGCTTCAACTCGATATTGGTTGGGATGTTTACTGCCGTGCTAATGAGCGAGAAGTTTCAGAACTGCCGATCTCTATTGCCATTGGTGATGTGAATATTACTAAATCGCTTGAGGACGCTGTTAACGCGCTTAATACATCAAGTTTAGTCGCTGCTATGGGGGAGATTAACCAGACCCTTAACACTGGCTCAGGAAGCTCGTCAGGCTCTGGTTCAGGCGGCGGCACTGCCACTCCCCCACCAGCACTAACAGAAGAGCAAATTGAATCTCTGAAAGTAGCAACTGAACAGTTTGGGGTTGTTTTCAACCAGACAACAGCGCCCACAACTGCGTTACAACAGCAGTATGAACGAGCGAATGAAAGCGCCAACGTAGCCATAACTGCTTATAACCATGCTATCGGTACCGCGCTTGCGGAAGCATCAGCAAATAAGGTCAGCACAGCCAGCGCAGTTGCCGCTTTGGTTCCTGCTTCTGTTCTTGATGAATTAAACAAAGCGGCACAGTAACAAAGGACTTCATTGATAATTTTTCTTCAGGAGGAAGACATGTCATTCTTTTCTACGTTAAAAACAGCTTTGTCTTTGAAGGAGAAACTTGCTGCTACTGGTGTTCTTGTTCTGATTTGCGCACTTGTTGGTGCTGGGTTTGCATGGGAACGTCATCAGCTAAAGCAAGCCATGGAGAAAATTGGCAGTCTTGATCAGGCTGTTAAGGAACGTGATAAGTCAATAATGGATCTTAACCAGACCATTGAGACGATGAACAAAGCAGAGCAACATTTTCACAGCCAGGAAGTGAAAAATGAATCAGAACAAGCCAAATATGCTGACAGGCAAATGGAACGAAAAGCTGAAGTTCAGAAACAACTGGTTGCGGCGGGTAATGTTCGCCAGCGCATTCCTGCTGACACTCAGCGGTTGCTCCGGCAGTCGATCAGCGAATTTAACGCCGACGCCGACAAAGGTTAACCACCCTGCCCCCAAAAGTGCATTTATGTGCAGGATGCCAGAGTTTAGCAGTGAATATTTTGATGATCTGCCAGCGTATATCCTCGATACAGAAACGATGCTGATGGGGATTAACAGGAAGAATCGCAACGTTAATGATTACAACCGCGCTATCAGAGGTAACTAAAAGGGATTTTTATGTCTGATAAAGTAACAGTAAAGCAAACTATCAACAAAGCAACTTCAATCTACAAAATTGAGCACATCACTGTTGGCAAGCCAGGATCTGAACAATACCGTCATGCTTTCGAGCTTGCCGATCAGCTTGGTTTAAAACACCCGGATTGCATCGAGCATGTATTTCCGACCTATGCTGATGAGCAATGTACTCATGTCCTTACCGAAGAGGATTTTTTCAGCACTGAAGAACGAGAAGGCGTTGATCGCTGCATTGGTGTAATTTGCTCTTCAGTGAGTTATGAGTTATTCCCTAATGTCCATGAAAATGGTGGTATTGGATACCAATTCCTGTACGAAGGCGATGAGCTTAAATGTTATGAACATGGTCTTCTTATCGAAAGCGTAGAATAATACCCTTCCTTCCAACCGGCTATGTTGGCCGGTTTTTCACTTATCCACATTATCCACTGGGTAGATCCAATAATTAGGTCCATACAGATCCCAATTAGATCCATATAGATCCCTGATCGTTGCAGGCCGCGCCACGTCTGGCTTAGAAGTGTATCGCGATGTGTGCTGGAGGGAAACCGATGTGTGCTGGAGGGATAAAAATGTGTGCTGACGGGTTGCTAATGTGTGCTGGCGGGATATAGGATGTGTGCTGACGGGAAAGCCTGGGTAGTTATCACCACTTATAAAAACTATCCACATAATTCGGAAAAAGTAATATGAATCAATCATTTATCTCCGATATTCTTTACGCAGACATTGAAAGTAAGGCAAAAGAACTAACAGTTAATTCAAACAACACTGTGCAGCCTGTAGCGCTGATGCGCTTGGGGGTATTCGTTCCGAAGCCATCAAAGAGCAAAGGAGAAAGTAAAGAGATTGATGCCACCAAAGCGTTTTCCCAGCTGGAGATAGCTAAAGCCGAGGGTTACGATGATATTAAAATCACCGGTCCTCGACTCGATATGGATACTGATTTCAAAACGTGGATCGGTGTCATCTACGCGTTCAGCAAATACGGCTTGTCCTCAAACACCATCCAGTTATCGTTTCAGGAATTCGCTAAAGCCTGTGGTTTCCCCTCAAAACGTCTGGATGCGAAACTGCGTTTAACCATTCATGAATCACTTGGACGCTTGCGTAACAAGGGTATCGCTTTTAAGCGCGGAAAAGATGCTAAAGGCGGCTATCAGACTGGTCTGCTAAAGGTCGGTCGTTTTGATGCTGACCTTGATCTGATAGAGCTGGAGGCTGATTCGAAGCTGTGGGAGCTGTTCCAGCTTGATTATCGCGTTCTGTTGCAACACCACGCCTTGCGTGCCCTTCCGAAGAAAGAAGCTGCACAAGCCATTTACACTTTCATCGAAAGCCTTCCGCAGAATCCGTTGCCGCTATCTTTCGCCCGAATCCGTGAGCGCCTGGCTTTGCAGTCAGCTGTTGGCGAGCAAAACCGTATCATTAAGAAAGCGATAGAACAGCTTAAAACAATCGGCTATCTCGACTGTTCAATTGAGAAGAAAGGCCGGGAAAGTTTTGTAATCGTCCATTCTCGCAATCCAAAGCTGAAACTCCCAGAATAAGTGTGTGCTGGAGGGAAGCTGCATTAAAAAAATGTGTGCTGCCGGGAAGGCTTGTCCAATTTCCTGTTTTTGATGTGCGCTGGAGGGGGACGCCCCGCAGTTTGCCCAGACTTTCCCTCCAGCACACATATTTGATACCAGCGATCCCTCCACAGCACATAATTCAATGCGACTTCCCTCTATCGCACATTCTGGTCCTGCATCATCCCTCCAGCACACATCTAATAGCCTCATCGCCATTTCTTTACGTGCAATAATTGACGCACGAATCAAAAAAAGTTGCACATAGCAGAATCAAACGTACAATTCACTCATACGAAATGATAAGGAGATGATGATGAAACGCGATTACGGCGGTGTCGGCACCATAGCTCTTCGTGCAAGCGCATTACTTAAGGCCATGAGTCAGGATATTGAAGATCAGCGCAAAGAGTTCAATCAGACCGAGTATTATCAGACGTTCACTCGTAACGCTGTGGCAAAGTTGCCGAAGCTGAGCCGCCGCATTGTGGAACAGGCCATCAAAGAGATGGAAGATGATGGGTACCAGTTCAACAAGAAACAGGTCGGTAACGTTGAACAGTACGCGCTGACCATCCAGAACGTCATTGATATCTATGCCCACCGTAAGATCCCCAAATATCGCGACATTCACAAATCGCCTTACGTTATTTTTGTCGTAAACCTGAAGGGTGGCGTATCCAAAACGGTTTCCACAGTCACGTTGGCGCACGCTCTGCGTGTGCATCAGGATTTACTGCGTCACGATCTGCGCATTCTGGTAATTGACCTTGACCCTCAGGCATCCAGCACAATGTTCCTCGACCATACTCACAGTATTGGTTCCATCCTGGAAACCGCCGCGCAGGCGATGCTGAACGACCTGGACGCGGAGACGCTACGCAAAGAGGTGATTCGTCCGACCATCGTTCCTGGCGTAGACGTGATTCCAGCCTCTATCGACGATGGCTTTGTTGCCAGCCAATGGAAAGAGCTGGTTGAAGAGCATCTTCCCGGACAAAATCAGTACGAAATCCTTCGACGCAATATCATTGATCGTGTTGCGGATGATTATGACTTTATCTTTATTGATACCGGTCCACACCTGGATCCGTTCCTGCTCAACGGTCTGGCGGCCAGCGATTTGCTGCTTACCCCTACCCCACCAGCCCAGGTTGACTTCCACTCAACACTGAAATATCTCACCCGTCTGCCAGAAATGCTGGAGCAACTGGAGGAGGAAGGCGTAGAACCGCGTTTGAGCGCCAGCATTGGTTTTATGTCGAAGATGACCGGCAAGCGCGATCACGAGACATCACACAGCCTTGCGCGTGAGGTTTACGCCAGCAACATTCTGGACTCTTCTCTGCCTCGTCTGGATGGCTTTGAGCGATGCGGCGAGTCTTTCGACACCGTAATCAGTGCCAACCCGCAATCGTATCCAGGCAGTGCAGAGGCGCTGAAGAAGGCACGAACCGAGGCCGAGCGTTTCACTAAGGCTGTGTTTGATCGAATTGAGTTTGTTAGGGGTGAGGCGGCATGAAAAAAATAGTTTCCCGTGGACGAGTGCTGGGCAAGAATAGCTCCGAGTTTGCTCGCATGCTTGAAGGCAGTGAAGGCACCAAAACCTTTACCCTAAAATCTGGCCGCCAGGCTAAATTCTTGCTTACCGTCGTGCTGAGTGGTGAGATTGAGTCGCGCACGTTCGTTGACCCGGCAGTTAACGGCCGCGATCAGTCTCTGCTCACCCCTGAGTCGGTAAGCGATATTTCCCGCACCATTAAATTGCAACAGTTCTTCCCGGCTATCGGTCGTATGGTTGGGGAGCGCATTGAGGTATTGGACGGATCGCGTCGCCGTGCTGCGTGTATCTTCAATGAAACGAAATTTGAGATTCTGGTGACGAAAGATGAGATCAGCCTGGCGGATGCCCGCCAGCTGGCCATTGATATCCAGACAGCCCGTGAACATACTCTGCGCGAGCTGGGTAAACGCTTCGAGGTTATGTACGGTAAGAATATGACCAAAGAAGAGATCGCCCGAGCTGAGAACATCTCAAAGGCTAAAGTGACGCGAGCTTTCCAAGCTGCCGCGGTGCCGGATGAGATGATTGCTGTCTTCCCCGTAGCCAGCGATCTCGCCCTTCCAGATTACCAGTTACTGCTCCAGATCGCCGAGGATGCTAACGCTAAAAGCGTGCCGATTGAAGAGCTGGTTGATACGGTGCGCGAACGAATTGCAGAGACTGAGGGCGCGAAAGAGGATAAAGCGAAGATACTGGCTATCTTCAAAGCGGAAAGCAAAAGCCTGAAGCCCGCGCCGGTTAAATCTGTGGTGGTTGAGAAGCTGCGAGACTTCTCTGACCGTCGCCAATATGCCCGAAAGAAGTCCGATCCGAAAAAACGGGTTGTCGCCTACGAGTTCTCCAGACTCCCGTCTGAAGTGCAAACTGAAATTGACGAAGCAATAAAAAAAATCATTGGGAAAATGTCTGCTGGGGAATAATCCCGCTGGTGGGAGGCGGCTTTAGCCCCCTCCCCTGTCTAAAATGCCCCGCGTCTATTTCATGTATAAATATATGATATATATAGATATTCATGAAAAATTTCAGACTGAAATTCCCACGGTTTCACGCCTGTTTTACTTGCCCCCCTCCCCCGCACAAAAAATTTAAAAAATTACTTTTAGCGAGAAAGTCAACAAGTGACTTTCAATAAAATCTCTTCCGAAAAGGGATTCACACAAGTGCCTTGTGTTTAAGGAAGAGTAAATTGAGTAACTTACGCGAATACCAGAATCGTATTGCAGATATCGCAAAACGCTCTAAAGCTGTGCTTGGCTGGGCAAGCACTGCGCAGTTCGGTACTGATAACCAATTCATTAAAGATGATGCCGCGCGTGCCGCATCTATCCTTGAAGCTGCACGTAAAGATCCGGTTTTTGCGGGTATCTCTGATAATGCCACCGCTCAAATCGCTACAGCGTGGGCAAGTGCACTGGCTGACTACGCCGCAGCACATAAATCTATGCCGCGTCCGGAAATTCTGGCCTCCTGCCACCAGACGCTGGAAAACTGCCTGATTGAGTCCACCCGCAATAGCATGGATGCCACTAATAAAGCGATGCTGGAATCCGTCGCAGCAGAGATGATGAGCGTTTCTGACGGTGTTATGCGTCTGCCTTTATTCCTCGCGATGATCCTGCCTGTTCAGTTGGGGGCAGCTACCGCTGATGCGTGTACCTTCATTCCGGTTACGCGTGACCAGTCCGACATCTATGAAGTCTTTAACGTGGCAGGTTCCTCTTTTGGTTCTTATGCTGCTGGTGATGTTCTGGACATGCAATCCGTCGGTGTGTACAGCCAGTTACGCCGCCGCTATGTGCTGGTGGCAAGCTCCGATGGCACCAGCAAAACCGCAACCTTCAAGATGGAAGACTTCGAAGGCCAGAATGTACCAATCCGAAAAGGTCGCACTAACATCTACGTTAACCGTATTAAGTCTGTTGTTGATAACGGTTCCGGCAGCCTACTTCACTCGTTTACTAATGCTGCTGGTGAGCAAATCACTGTTACCTGCTCTCTGAACTACAACATTGGTCAGATTGCCCTGTCGTTCTCCAAAGCGCCGGATAAAGGCACTGAGATCGCAATTGAGACGGAAATCAATATTGAAGCCGCTCCTGAGCTGATCCCGCTGATCAACCACGAAATGAAGAAATACACCCTGTTCCCAAGTCAGTTCGTTATCGCGGCTGAGCACACGGTACAGGCGGCGTATGAAGCACAGCGTGAATTTGGTCTGGACCTGGGTTCCCTACAGTTCCGCACCCTGAAGGAATACCTGTCTCATGAACAGGATATGCTGCGTCTTCGCATCATGATCTGGCGCACTCTTGCGGCCGACACCTTTGACATCGCTCTGCCGGTTAACCAGTCCTTTGATGTATGGGCAACCATCATTCGTGGCAAATTCCAGACTGTATATCGCGACATTATTGAGCGCGTTAAATCTTCTGGTGCGATGGGGATGTTTGCTGGTGCTGATGCAGCATCTTTCTTCAAACAGTTGCCGAAGGATTTCTTCCAGCCAGCCGAAGACTATATCCAGACTCCGTATGTTCACTACATCGGTACCCTGTTCGGTAACGTGAAAGTGTACGAAGTACCTGCTGGTATTTGTAAGAACTTAACGACAGAGAACATTCAGTTCAGCTCGATGGATGTGCTGTGCTACGTCCGTGATGAAAATCCGGGTAAAGCAGGCTTCGTGACTGGTGATGCTGTCCCGGCCATCCCGTTCCAGCATCCGACCACTCCGGCGCTGGTCAACCGTACCACGCTGTGGGGTTCGGCTATCAACGATATGCACCCACGCAACGGCGCTGATTACTTCACTCGTGTAACGCTGACAATGGCCAAAAAAGGCGGGCTTAACTTCATAAGCGGCGACACGATTGATGCCGGTGACTCTGAGTAATCAGGGGAAGTTCTCCGTTTAACATAGCGCCCCCGTGCGGGGCGCATAACAGGGAAAGTTATGTCTCAATATTCAATTCAACAGTCATTAGGCAATGCATCCGGCGTCGCGGTTAGCCCGATCAATGCCGATGCGACGTTATCTACCGGTGTTGCATTAAATAGCAGCTTGTGGGCTGGTATTGGCGTATTTGCGCGTGGCAAGCCGTTTACTGTTCTTGCGGTTACTGAGTCCAATTACGAAGATGTTCTCGGCGAACCGCTGAAGCCGTCTTCCGGCTCACAGTTCGAACCAATTCGCCATGTATACGAAGCTATTCAGCAAACGTCTGGTTATGTTGTCCGTGCTGTTCCGGATGATGCGAAGTTCCCGATTATTATGTTCGATGAATCAGGCGAACCGGCTTACAGTGCGTTGCCATACGGTTCTGAAATTGAACTTGATAGCGGCGAAGCCTTTGCTATCTACGTTGATGATGGTGATCCGTGTATTTCACCTACCCGTGAGTTAACCATCGAAACGGCAACAGCGGACAGCGCAGGTAATGAACGCTTCCTCCTGAAACTGACCCAGACGACTTCGCTCGGTGTGGTAACGACCCTGGAGACACACACTGTGTCTTTGGCGGAAGAAGCGAAAGATGACATGGGCCGCTTGTGTTATCTGCCTACGGCTCTGGAAGCCCGTTCTAAATATCTGCGTGCGGTTGTTAATGAAGAGCTGATTTCGACCGCGAAAGTAACAAATAAAAAATCACTGGCGTTCACTGGCGGTACCAACGGCGATCAGTCGAAAATCTCCACCGAAGCCTACCTGCGTGCGGTTAAGGTGCTGAACAATGCGCCGTACATGTACACCGCTGTTCTCGGCCTGGGTTGCTATGACAATGCGGCGATCACCGCGTTAGGTAATATCTGTTCTGATCGCCTGATTGATGGCTTCTTTGATGTCAAACCGACATTGACGTATACGGAAGCGCTCTCTGCTGTTGAAGATACCGGTTTACTTGGTACCGATTATGTAAGCTGTGCTGTCTATCACTTCCCGTTCTCCTGCAAAGACAAATGGACCCAATCCCGTGTGGTCTTCGGTCTGTCTGGCGCGGCGTATGCGGCGAAAGCTCGTGGCGTCAAGAAAAACTCTGATGTCGGCGGTTGGCATTACTCACCGGCTGGTGAAGAACGTGCCGTCATTGCTCGTGCGTCAATTCAACCGCTGTATCCGGAAGATACCCCGGACGAAGAAGCAATGGTTAAGGGCCGCCTCAATAAAGTATCTGTTGGCACCTCTGGCCAGATGATCATCGACGATGCTTTAACTTGCTGCACGCAGGATAACTATCTGCACTTCCAGCACGTCCCATCCCTGATGAATGCAATCAGCCGTTTCTTTGTCCAGTTAGCCCGCCAGATGAAGCATAGCCCTGACGGTATTACTGCCGCTGGTCTGACTAAAGGGATGACCAAACTTTTGGATCGCTTTGTCGCCTCCGGCGCTCTGGTGGCTCCTCGTGATCCTGATGCTGACGGTACAGAACCGTATGTGCTGAAAGTTACGCAGGCGGAATTCGATAAATGGGAAGTAGTCTGGGCCTGCTGCCCGACTGGCGTAGCCCGTCGTATCCAGGGCGTACCGCTGCTTATTAAGTAAGGGAATACAATGAGCAAAAACTTTTTTCAATCCGGGGCATTTTTGGGGAATGGACTGTCCCGTTTCGCTTTGAACTCTGATCCTGTGCAGCTGATGGAGTCTGCCCGAGCAAGCGCCGAACCGCCAACAGATCCGGTTATTAATAATAATCCGGAACCGGCGGCACAGACTAACGATAACGTTCCATCTGCCCCGGCTCCTGAGCAAATCCTGGAAGGGAAAGACGGTAAAGAATGGACCGTCGAACAGGCGCACCAGATGATTCTGGAAGCTGCAAATCGAAGTGCTATGCAGAATGCGTTGAGTGATGCGGCCGACGCCGTTTTTGCCTGGGCTGATAGCGGTGATCTGACTTTCGACTCCCTTGATGGTTTCGTTCAGGCTATCGCTGGTATCTCTGATGACGACGACTCCGAAGTTACAGAAGAACAGGACGATGCCTATAACGAAGCATGGGCAAATGTTGCTGACTTCCTCGCAGCATGCGGTGTAGATGATGACCTGATCGAAGCACTGGCTGACGATGAAGACGACGACGCAGCCGCTGATGTTGGTGCCTCTATCGCTGGTTTAGATAGCGACGACCGTGACGAACTGGAAGCGGCGTTTGTTGTTGCTGGCACTTCTGATGAAATGCTGACTGAAGCATTTAAGAAGGTAGTTCGTAACGGTGAGATCAAACTCATCCGTAAACGCCTGCGTAAAAAACGTCTGACTGCGGCTCAAAAATCGGCGCTGAAAAAAGCGCGTCGTAAAGCCCAGACCGGCGCGGCAAAACTGGCCCGCAAAAAGTCAATGAAACTGCGCCGTAAGCGCCTCGGCTAAAGGAGGAGGCCGGAGAACTCCGGCCTTTAACTTGAATGGCACCTATACCTTATGGGGTTTACAGCCAGGCTGACGGTGTATCGCCATATCTGAAAGTTACTTTAACGAACTCTCAGTACCAGGTTACCGGATATATCAGCCAGGGAGCGGCAATGAACATGGCCCAGAATTGGGAAGCGCCGTTTACCGGTATGTCCATGGGATCTGTTGCTGGTGCCTTCAGTGGTTTTGCGCAGGTTGGTACTGAAACAACGTCGGTTGCCCGTTGGAACAGCTTAATGGTTTGGGAAGGGGGAACACCGCCGACTTTCACGCTGCCAGTAACTTTCATCGCTTTGTTTGACCCATTCACGGAGGTTTCAGGAGCTATCGCCGCATTGTCAGCGATGATTAGCCCGGAACTTAAAGATGCCAGTATTGGTGGTCGAATCCCGGAGCGTGTGACGCTAAACATTGGTCGCCGGATCAACATCATTGATGTCGCTATCCAGGACATAAGTTTCGATCTCGATGCGCCCAGGGACAGCAATGGGCATTTCCTGAAAAACACCGTCAACCTCCAGTTGACCGGTTCTTCGATATATAACAGCTCCGATATTGTTCGGGCGTTCCAGTAAAAGGATTTTATATGGGGCACAATAACACTAAGGGAAACCGTAAATTTATTAAGGGCCGCTATACTGCCAACGCGGCCAAAGGCGAACGACTGGTATCTTCTGAATTCCAGCTCACTTTTGCAGGCCATGAAGATATCAGCGTACTGGTTCGCACGTCGCAAATTCCTGAAATGACCCGCGAGGATGTGGAGGACTATGGTCCGAATGGTGTGAAGTTCAACCAGCACGGTCCAATCCGTAACTCCGGGGAAATCCAGGTCCAGTGCGTGGAGACTATCGAAGGCGATATTCTTCAGTTCATTAAAGATCGCATTGCGGCGAAGGACTATGTTGATATCACGATGGCTGCGACCCCTGAATCCAAATCTTCCGGGGTTAACGCTGTGACAAAAGCTGCTACAACAATTGAAATGTTGGACTGCAAAATCTACAGTGATGCAATCGACTTTAGTACCGAAGATGTGACTGCCGCTGTGCGCCCGTCACTTCGTATCGTTTACAACTGGATTGAGTGGGATTAAGAGTCATCCCTTGTATTTTAAAGCTCCTGCGGGAGCTTTTTTTGTGCTTAAATTATGCTGGTATAGCGAAATTTTGAGCATATTATGGAAATTGATTTTTCATACTCTCCTGAAACGATAGAACGAAGATTCGAAATAATTGGATGCAAAACTATTTCAGAGGAGCATTATTGGATTCTCTATGACGCCAATACATGGTTATGTGCCTTAGCAGAATGTCGGTCATCGTTATGTGCAGGGGAGGGAGGACTTCGACATAAGGTGCTGGCTACACTTGAAGTGAACACGTTACGATATTGGTGTGTCGAAATACTTAGGAATAACAAAGAATTACATTTATTATTGCTGAATAAATGTGCACCTCTGCGCAGAAAAGCATAAGAAAACCCAACAGCCATACTGGAATTATCAGAAGAATATGTGCGGAAAGTTATAGCTAGCTATTGAAAAGCTAAAGTAGATCGGTTAAATTTGCCTTACTCATCTACCATGTGTAGAAAGAGCGATCGAACCCGATACATAGCAATATGTGTCGGGTTCAGCTTTTTTATGTCCCAAGCGCTCTTTTTCTGCTTTGTTTGAGTGTTCTGATTTTACTGTTATAGGTTACAACATAGGCTGTTTTAAGAAGCCAATAGTCTCTACGTGCGGATAGCACAACAACGTAGTTTTCACACTCGTTCCAGATTACCCATTCTTCAGTTGGTCCTCGTCTTTCAGACCAACATGATATATCGGAATGGTTATAATTCCTTATCATATGCGCGATCCAGCGGATCCGCTTACACCGTTCAAGATCAGGTATTCGTTCTTCTTCTATTTTTCCCTCTGATACTAAATGCCAAAATCCGAACTCTTTCCCATCATATTCCGGTGAATAACGTAACCGAACAGGGAGACCCTTAAACGTTATATTAGAGATTAAAATGTCTTCTCTGACAACATAATATACATCGTCTATATACTCTTGCCAACTTCCATTTAAGTACAATAAATCTGGCATTTGAAGCATCAGCGAGCCTCCCACACGAAAATATTAAATTTACTTTCTGTTGGAAGAGTGCTTTTTAGTAAATCCCTGTTTGTATGTGATTTTATCCTGTTTATGACTTGGATTTTTCCCGCGTTGCTATTCATTCCTCGATGAACGTAGCCTAACGCACCAATGAAAAGATCCGTTAGCTGCAATTGTTGCACTTCATGAGATCGTATATGTTGAATTCTGTTTATCGACTCATGATTGTAATCATAGCGATCATTGTGAAGAACTCCTCTTAATTTCTCAATTTTTTCAATACCTAAAGTATCTTTTATATCTAGGTAGATATTGTATGTGTTGTTACTTTCTATTATGTTTTTTAAGACATAAAAAAACATCTTATAATAGAAAGTATTATGATCTTGATGGAATCGAGCATGGTCCAGTTGCTCTTTATCAGGAACAACAACACCTCTAAAGCGCAATGCTGGGTTGCTGAAGAAGTAATCTACGACATCTAAGTAAAATTCAACCTTGGACGCAGATATTTTAGTCCACTTGATTTCGAAATCAGGTTTTAGATTGTGTTTTAATTTTAATTCCTTGATGTCTCTAGCAATTTTTTTTGTGATAGTGCCAGGGCACCAAAGCGCACCCAATACCATGACTTTATTATGATCATTTAGTAGGTGACAGGATTCATCGCAGAATACATTAAATGTTCTTCGGTTCAACATGTTAACTCCACTTATTGTTAGGTAGAATTGTCCGTTAGTTGTTTATTAATTGCAATAATGGGACGTCCAGTTTTGGCAACAGTGCCCTCTTACCAGGACGCCTATGATTTTGCCTCATGGCAAACTAGAGGCGTTGAAAGTATGCATGGTTATAATTAGAACAATTCATTACCCTCTGAATCCTGCCGGTATACCCCATTGTTCGTTATCTTTATTTTTGGCTAAAACCGCATTAAGAGCTTCGTTTACCGTCATGCAATGCGGCAGATTATCGAAGTTTGATACCCCGCCAATATCAGGAGAACGCTTGTTCTTCAGGTAAGCATATTTCCGCGCTGCCGCCTCTACTTTCTGCTTGAACTCATGTTTTTGAGCGCGTTTTTTGGATAACCGCAGATTGTCAGCCTTTGCTTTTGCCTCAGCGATCCATGAAGTCAGTTTTTTGAGGCTGGTCGTTCCGGCACCGCCGGAAACTGATCTTTTTGTTTTTTTAATTTGTGACTTCTTATTCTTTATTGCCACGTCATCCTGACAGGGGGAGGGGGTATCATTTTGACATGGGGGTGTGGATAAAAAATCAAATAAAGCCAATGACTTAGCGAGAACAGCTTTAACCTTGGTTGCGGCTGAAGAGATCTTTAATTTGCTTTCAATCAGCGCGTTTTTAGCGTGTTGTGCGAAGGCCAAAAATGATGGTGTAAATCGGTACAGGTTAGCACGGCGTTCACGGTGATCGCCGATAACAATCTCTACAGACAGGATTCCTTTGTTTACAGCTTCACGGAATGCACGAACGACGGTTGATTGACTATAACCAGTTTCTGCCGCGATCAGGCGGTGAGGCTTGTGAATGAAGTATTCACTGGTTGTTGCCGCGAGATTTGCACATTGCGACAGGATATGCCCGGCGCTACGGGATAGACCGGAGTGTGTTACAAAGCAGGCCAATTCATAGCCAGAAAAAGTAAAATCGCTCATCGTTATACAGCTCAGGAAAGTGACTTTAGCCAGCATTACAATGCTGGTGGTTCTTACTACGTCTGTTAGCGCGTTGCCGCGACAGGTACCAGCACACCAGCATCAAGCAATCGCTTCATCAGCCACTGCTGACCTTTGCCGGTTATACGAGTCGTGAAAGAAATCCTGCTTCCATTGCTTGTATCGATCACGGTTTCTTTAAGGGTGAAATACCCACGGGATATGTATTCTTGTTTGGGGACGTTCCTGCGTTCACCGGTTGCGATCAGAATTCCGTTATCACGCAACCAGGTGAAGAGATAGTTTTGGCCCAAGCCGAGCACTTTGGCATAGTTGCCGATTAGAACCCCGCTGGCGGTAGCAACGCGTTCGGCGAATTCGACTTTAGGTGCATCCATCAGCATTTTTTGCTCCAGCCGTTGCTTTTGCTCTGCCAGGTCGGCAGCCAAACGGAGAGCTTCTGGGAGGCTCTTCGGAATAGCAGGTTGTAATCTTCCAGCTCGATAGTCGATAAATGTCTGGTTTACCTTCAGCCGAAACGCGGGAGAAATCCAACCAGCGTACTCCACTGCGAGCAATTCATGGGCAAAAGTGCCGCCGCCACGGCCTTCGAACGAAACTATGCAATTCTGCATAGTTTCTTTTTCAAGCTCTTCGATGAGCTGTTTGGCTGACAGCGTTCTTAGCCATTGAGCTGGCGCTTTATGGGCACCGAGTCCGCTCGCTCTGTGTAGAGCATTAAGGTTGTAACGGCCAGCGCGGTCGGTCGTAATTTCAACACCACAAATAACGGGAAGAGTGGTTGAAGGATCGACATTTTGATGAAGGTTTGATATATTCATATCCGCATTGAATGTTTGTTGCATTTTTTCTCCAAATTTGCATCAACCTTCAATCACCAGCTCGAAATGGTGATTCTTTGCACTTAGAAAACGAAATTTATTAGAGCAAATTTTTCTAACTCGATCCAGATCGGGTTGGTCGATCTGCTCAGAAACCTGCCAGTTTGCTGGCAGGTTTTTTCTTTTGTTAACCTATTGCTACTGGTTTTAACAAACCAGCATCAAGTAGCTTGCGAGTTAACCACTGCTGGCCTTTACCCGTTAATTGGGGCGTCAGCCGTATCTGGTAGCCATTTTCATCATCCAGCACCACTTCTTTCACCGTGAAATACCCGGCGTTGATGTACTGTTGGCGCGGTACGTTTTTGCGCGCACCAAAAGCCATGAGAATGCCGTTCTGGCGCAACCATGAGAAAAGGGCGTTTTGCTTAAGTCCAACGACCTTTGCAAAGTTCCCGATCAGGATTCCATTGGCCACTGATACCCGGTCGGCAAAATCGACTTTAGGGGCTGCGGCCACCAGCTGTTGTTCCAACTGCATTTTCTGTTCTGCTAACTCGGCAGCCAGGCGTAGGGCTTCTGGTAATGTCTGGGGGATCGATGGGGTAGGGGAGTTTGCCTGCTGTAATTCTTCCAGTTTGTCGATCAGCGAACGGCGGACCGCTTTTGACTCGCGGGCGGCAACTCGCAGGGCTTGTTTGTAGGTCATTGTTATAATATCTATTTCTGCGCCGTTTTTTTGACCTACGAAAATTTCGTAGGTTTCTCCTTCAAGTTCATCCTTAACTCTGGCAATGAAATCATTATTGCGAACTGGTTTTTCGCTACATAATTTCCGTGCCTCATTGACCATCTTCAACAATGTTTGGCTGTCGATTGTGTCTCCGATGTTGGGGATGACATTCACGGCTGGTGTTGGCGTAGCTGACGTAACAGGTGCTGGTTTTTCAATATTCAAATTTTTACCGGTCACTCTGTGTGCCTCCTTTCTCATTTCTGCTACCACTGTTGCGTAACGTAGACGTCCTTGTTCAATCAAATAATCCCTGATCTCGGCTATCAGTAGCTTGTTGATCACAGCCTTATCTGTTCGGGTATAAAAACGTCTGGTTATCATGAAATAGTTGGCAATTGCGCCGGGGATCTCCCGTGTCGGCATACAGGTTGTATGCAGGGCGATCGCTTCGGCTATTTCATTACGGGTGACGAGAGGTTTTTTCATAAATCCCCCTGAACGTCGGCAGAGAAGGGGAGGTTCCAGTAACTAAGTGAATTGCGCGAGTTAGTTGAAAAACGGGCAGTAAAAATGCAGGGGCCATCAGGCAATTGAGAGCGTGCTTCGTCTTCTGTTGCTGCGATGACGAAGTGATAGTGGTGTTTTTTACAGGAATAGAAACGCCAGATGAATTCTTGGCGTGCGCAAGGATTGGCATTAACCATAGTTACGGCCTCACAATCAGGTTTAACAACCTGCTACCCGCTGCTAAACAGGTGGCAGGACGTGACGGGGTTAGCAGACTGGCGATTGTGAAACCAGCAGGCCGAAGCCTCCCCATCACGCCCCACCATAATTTGGGCGTAACGCGGTTTTACGGACACAAAAATACCGCAATATCGGATATCTGCGGCTGTCCGCACAATCATTCAGGCTGCTAAACCCGGTCGCAGAATTTGCTACGACGGCGAAACTATAAGCCTGAACGATTAAAAGGTCAATATGATGCGAAAAGATAGCATTCACGACTTAAAAATACAAATTTATTAGAGCAGATGAGTGTCGTGCAATAGAAGTATTATTTGTGATGAAAAATAATGTAGAGGGATATTGTTACTTTAAGATGGATATCAATAGTCGATACATAAATTAAGTTAGCAATAAACTATTAACTTAAGAAATAATGCAGATGGTGAACTTGTCTCTGACTTTTCAGCTATACACAATAAGTTAGGGGTTGCTTATAAAAAGTTGATTAATTGATATAAGTCAATGGGAGTATTCTTGTTTACTTTCCGTTCTCGTGGTAACTTCTCGCCGGTTTTTGTTTTTCTTGGATGATTCTTATGTCTAAAAAGTATACTTTATGCGCTCTTGTTGTATCTGCAATTCTTCTTTCTGGGTGTCAATCTAGCGGTGCTGATTATGCTGCCGATGTTTATGATACCGCTCAATTGAATTCGAAGCAGGAAACAAAGACAGTCAATATTATCTCTGTGCTTCCAGCTAAAGTGAAAGTTGATAATAAAGCTAATAAAGAAGCGGCACAGACATTTGGTGCGGTACTGGGAGCTGTTGCTGGGGGCGTTGCCGGTTATAATGTTAAAGGCACATCGACACTGGGTGCTGTAGCTGGCGGTACTGGTGGTGCGGCTCTTGGTGCAGCGGCTGGTTCTTTGGTTAGTGATAAAACAATTGTTGAAGGTGTTTCACTGACTTATAAAGAAGGAACTAAGGTGTTCACTTCAACTCAAGTTGGTAAAGCATGCCAGTTTACAACGGGGCTTGCTGTGCTTATTTCAACTAAAGATAATGAAACTCGAATTCAGCCAAATGCTACTTGTCCAGAAAAGAAATAATTTATGAATAAAATTATTTTATTTCTAATCTTTTCTACGTTTAGTGTAGGCACTGCCTTGGCTAACTCGTTGCAAAGTCAAATTGCTGCTATTGCTCAAGCGGAAAATGAAGGGCGAGCTAAAGAGCAGCAAGCTGAGGATGCCAGAAAAGAACTTATTCGCCAACAAGCACAAGCTGAACGTATTAGAAGAGAAAAAGCAGCATCTGCCGCTGCTGCACGCGAAAAACAGCGTGTTGCTGCAGAAAATGAACGTAGAGCGAAACGAGAAGCCGAGCTAGCAAATGACAAGAAGCGAGATCAAGCTTATGAGGATGAGCTTCGCAAGCTGCAACTCGAAAGCATGAAACTCGAACTGCAAGCAAAAGCGGCTCGTGTCCAGCGAGAAAACGATTTTATAGAGCAGGAGTTGAAGGAGAGAGCAGCTAAGACAGATGTAATTCAGTCTGAGGCTGATGCAAATAGAAATATTTCTACAGGAAGTAAAGATTTACTGCAAAGCGAAGGAAAAGCTAGAGAGAAGAAAGCTAGCAGTTGGTGGTAGTAATCACTACGATTGCGAGCATACTGTCACAAATGACAACTCGTAGAATCTGTTAACAAACTAGATTCTACGAGGTTTCAATGACACCACGACAATTACTCGAAGACGTCAAATCCCGCTTCACACCTTTGATTGCGGATGAACCTGCCTTACTGGAATCCCTGCTAAGAAAAGCATTGGGAACCTACCAGGATAGGGCGGGACACATCAAGCGGATACGCTTCACTGATCAGACCTGTAAATCACTTGCTTGCCCTGCTGATTTTCTTGCGCTCGTATCGGTTACGGATCATACCGGCGATCTTGTCTACTCCGATGTTTACGATGGGAATATCGAGCTTGAAGATACTCATCGAGCGGTATACCCGCTGAATGTGTCATATCTGGCTAATTTACGTGATATGGATCTGGATAATGGGGAAGTGCCACCTGAAATCATTGGGTTACTTTCTGACTATCTGGAAGTGTTAATCGCAATACCTAACACTGATCGCCTGCGAAGAATATCTATCGCGGGGAAACTCGATGCCAGCAATTTATCCGACGAGAACACGCTGTATCAGCGAAAGCTGGATCTGGAAGAGAAAATGAGCGCAACAAGGGCAATTATCCCGGGAATTGTTCTTTTCTCATCCATGTTGAAGTGAGGGGGGGCTGATATGGGGCTTAATGTTGCTTCAGTAAAGTCTTATGTATCTTCGGCATTAACGACGACATTATTTGGCTCCGGCGTTGGTGAGCGGGAAGTTGGTAAGCTGACGTCAATCATCATGAACAAAATGCTGTTCGCGCAAGGATGGCAGTTCTCTGTCGAAGTTGATGGACTGGAGGGGGCAGACTTCTTTGCCAAAGACATTACCTACCACGATTACAGCATCGAATATGAAACGATTAAAATCGGCGGAGGGAATATCCTTCAGCCAACGGAGCGTTCTCCTGGGCAGATAACAATGATGGTCAGGGATACCGTTGATGGCCTCGTTTTGGACTGGTTTAAGACGGCAAAAGGTCGGGTGATCAATCCGGACGGTACCGGGAATATACCGTCTAAATATTTGCTCAATGTGCGTATTTATCGGTTGCTGTCCTCCGGTTTAACCAAACTGGAAAATGAGATGACGGTATTCCCGGTCACTACCGGCGATGTCACCTATGCGCGGGATCAGGTTACGGAATTTAAGTCATTCCCAATGACCTTCGCATTGCACAGCACGTTTAACCAATCCTCAAGTTCTTTAGCTTCCCTTCTGGGCTTTAGTTTTTCTCTTTGAATTAAGGAGCAAGGATGCTTTTACCTCTTTTCCCGCTACCATCGCGGCCAACTGAATTGATCCAGTTCCGTCAGCCAAATATTGCTGATGCAATGCGTTTCAACTCGATAACACCGGAGGAACAAGAACAACAGACAACGGCATATTTGAAAGCCTTGCTGGCTGAACCCGCGAAACATGATCCCCTGACATGGACGGCGCAGGACCGGATTACCGCGTTATGGTGGATATTTACCGGCTCCCGTGAAACACCGGTCGAAACATTCACCTACACCTGTAAACATTGCGGTAAAGAGCATTATTACGATTGCGATATGAATGCTCTGGCTGAAGATATCCAGGTCCTGGAAGTGGAACCGTTCATTGACGATATTGAGGTGTCTGTAGAGGGCGTGCCTTATCAATGGCGTATCGTGCCGCTTGATGGTTGGGCAATGGAAATGCTGGAGATGCGCCGTGCAGCATTGCCACCTGAAGACGACGCGGAATTCAAAGAAGCGATCGTTGATTTGCGTTTTTGGGAATTCGCTTATCAGTGTGAACTTTATAACGATGTTAGCGGTACTCGTGAAGAGCAGGCTGAGCGTCGTTATGAAACGATCAAACGGATGGCCATTGATACTGAATTTATGAAGCTGGCGGCACACATCCGGCTGGCTCATGAAAAGCTCGAACATGGTTTACCGTGCTACATCGATAAAGGCGAAATGCGTCTTCGTCTCCCGCCGCACAAATGCCCAAACCAGGATACAAAGGAGTCCACAGAGGGTGCGTATACCCGTCTGTGGGTGCCCTTTCGGGCTACCGACTTCATTCCACAGGTGGGGATTGAAAAGCTATCAGACCTTAGTGTCCAACCTGGTTTTGTATGGGGGTATACCGATTCAGGACGCTGAAAGGCTCACTGAATCCTATGCGTTTTTCCTGTTGGAGAAACTGGAAGAAAAACTTAAACCGAAGCGGTAGGCGATAAGATCATGGAAAGAAAAAACGCCAACATTGACGATGTGATAAGGACGGTTGAAACCGCCAGCGCAAAAGAGCTGGAAGAGCTTGCAGGTATTCGGGAAGCCGTTGAAGATTTGAAAGGGGGGCGAGTTGCTACAGTTGATCCTGTCTCTCGCAGTGTGTCGGCATTAAATCGCACAATCGAAAATTCCCGGCCAGACTTTGTGGCCAATGCGCCATCAGTGGACCCTATTGTTGAGGCAATGAAACGGCTTAATTTAGGGGACGTTTCTCGTGTAGTTCAGGAGGATGTTGCTCTACAGGAACCGCAGGCCAAATCAACTACGCGAAAGGGTAAAAAACGACGCAAGAAGGCTATAACAGAAGATGTAAAGGCGCAACGGACCGAAGCAGCCGAACACGCTCGCGAAATGTTCGGTCAAAAAGGCGGTGCGCAAAAAAGCCAAAACCAACGCGATGCGCGTGGTCGTTTTATTGGAAAGTCAGGGAGTAAGGCCGCAGCGGAAGATGCCCGTGCTGAACGTGCTGAACGTGCTGAAAAGGCCAGGCGCAAAGAGGATGATGAGCGTCTAAATGCTGAATCAGGTTTATTAAAAAAACTGTCAAAAGTAGCTGAAGGCATAGGTAACCCTTCAGAGACTCGTGCCGTCGATGCGTTAGGTTATGCCGTTGCTGGTCCATTGTGGGCAGCAGGGAAGGAGCTTGGCGGGATATCAAAAGAAGTTGGTGGATCGCTTAATGGTGCCAGAAAGTCTATTGCCGATGTGATTCGTGGCAATGACGATAACAGCCGTAGAAAAGGTTTTTTTAGGCGTAAATCGCAAAATAGTGCCGATGTCGTTCAGGTTAACACCCAAAAACGGACGGTTCAGGAACTTCAGGAGCAGACCAGCGAAATTAAAGAGGGCAATGACAAGATTCTCAGCGCCCTTGATCAGATAGCCAAAAACACCGGGAAAAAGAAGGGCGGCTTGCTGTCCAAACTATTTAGCCTGTTAGGGAAGGGGGCCGGTGGCGTCGCGTCGTTGTTAATGGGGCGTGGCATGCTGAAAAAAGCTGGAGCACTCGCTTTTGGCGCTCTGGGGGCAAAGAAACTTGTAGGAATGCTACGCGGTGGTGGCAAGAAGACTCTCGCCCATGAAGGCGGAGATTTGGCTGCCCGGGCAGCAGGTAAACTTGGATTAAAGGCAGTTGGTAAAGGGGCGTTACGCGCAATTCCCCTAGTCGGCACAGTGGCTGGAGGTATTTATGATGCGGTAACCGGTTGGAATGATACAGAAACGCAACGTCGAGCGTTTGGGCTTAAATCAGGACAAGATCCATCATTCCAGCAAAAAGCCGCTTATACGTTAGCTAATGTTCTTGATATGGGGGGACTGGTATCTGGTATTAGCAGCGCCATTGGTGAGGCTCTCAAATCACTTGGATTTGAGGATATCGGCAATATGTTGCAATCATTTTCGACGGAAAGTATTGCCCAGGCCATTGATAGTGGGATTACCAACTTAGAAACATATATTTCTAACCTTGGCGACACCATTTCTACCAAGTTCGATGATTACACAGCAAAGATTGGTGATGCTGTTTCAGCATGGTTTAGCGATACATCTAATAAGTTGCTTGAAAAGCTGGATGCCATAAAAGACTTCTTTACTGTCGATAACCTGAAACAGGTTTTCAGTGATGCAATTGATAGTGCAATTGACTTCATTAAGAACCCAGGGAAACACATTAAAGAGGCGGCTGGTAATATTTGGGATGGGGTTAAAAATTTACCAGGTAAAGCATTAGATGCAGCGGTTGATGCCGTTAAAAATACCCCTGCGGCAATGATTGTATCAAAAATACCCAATCCGATCGGCGAGGCTAATGCGAAAGAAATCACTCCAGAGTTAAAAGCTCCGGTTAATAGCCACCAGGAGACGTCTGATTCTAAAACTGAATCCGATGCCAAACAGAGTAATATTGCTACCCGCGTGATAAATGCGGCACTGGACACAGCGAAAGATAGCAATAAAACAGTTAAACAAACTGCCAATCAGATTATCAATGCAAATGCCGTAGAAACGGGCAATAGCGCGTTGCAGAAAATTGATAAAGCTATTGGTCAAAATAGCTCGTCATCATCCTCGCTTAATACCACTGGCACCAGGAATGACATTCAGAAAGCTGCGGATACCTATAATAATGGCAACTTGGATGTAAAAGTCGGAAGTCTTGGCGCTGAAGGTAAGGCAAATCTCGATAAGTTGGCTCCGTATTTTGCTGAACTAGAGAATAAATATGGCCTTCCTGAAGGTACTCTTTACGCGATCGCTGCAACTGAATCTGGTGGTGATCCTAACGCAAAATCTACGCTTACAAGATCACCAAATGGAAAGCTAAGTGGTGGCGCTCTCGGAATGTTCCAGTTTACGAGCGTTGCTCGTGAGGAAACTGGATTATCCCGGGAAGATTCTTTTAATCCGGAAAAATCGGCAGAAGCTGCGGCTCTTCTCATGAGCAAGTATCTGAAGCAAGCCAATGGAGACTTAAACGAGGCCATCACTGCATATAACGCTGGGTTTGGCACTATCAATAAGTGGAAAAAAGGCACAGGTGACTTATCGAAAGAAAACCGTGAGTACGCGATCAAGGTCAATACTCATCGTGCTCGCTATTTAGGTGGTGAAATCTATACACCTGGAGCAGGAGCACAGGGTGGGGCGCAATATGGAGTGAGGGGACCACTGCCTGATAACGCTGTTATCGATCAGTCTACTGGCTTGGCGTTTACCCCTGGTGATAGCCCGTTTGAGAAAGGCGGTCTGGTAGACAAAATCGGCAATGCTGTTGGCGTTAACGATCTGGTCAACAAATTCATGAATGGCCGGGGTATGCGTCGGGAAGTCGTTCAGGGAACGCTCGAAGAACGTGCACGAGGGAAGGGGACCGCAACAGCAGCTGGCAATGTGTATGTTGATACCCAGATGCCAGTTGAAGAGGCGCGTCCGGTGGCCAACAACTCAAGTTACTTTGACCAGCTCGGCGCACAAATGGGGATTGATGGACTATTCGATAAACTCCGCAACTCGCCGGGGATGCGGAAAAATAATGAGCCTGAACCAGCCTCCACGTCCCAGGTGACGACTGCCGCCAACGATTTGCAGCAACCAACCGGTCGTATGCAGATAGACGGACAGGTTATTAGTGACCTTGGCGGCTCCGGTGCCAAGCCGACAATGCAGTTGGCTGATAATACCGTTTCACTTGATGGTGAAACGAAGCGGCTGTTTGCGCAGATGACCTCATTGCTTGCCAGGATTGAAGAGCACACCAAAGACTCGGCGAAAGGCCAGGGAACTGTCGTAAAGGTCAGCACGCCTCAGCCGGGCGTTATGCGCACGGTGCCACTGTTAATTGATGATCCGTTGATGAATGACTACGCGAGAGTTGATTGATGGCCAACAATAACGAAATTGATCCTTTGCTGACGCTGGAGTTATCCGGCGTAAAAACGTATGAGTCCCAGGAGGAGGCCTGGGGCGCTCGTTTATATGAGTGGCTAAACACTTATCAGGGTGAGGTATACGGAGATCCGTCATGGGGCAATGTTTTACCGCAGTTTAAACACGAACCGACCAACTTGTCGCATGTTCAAATTGCGGTTGAGGCAATGCTGTTGCAAAAACTGACGGTAGATTTACCTGACATACCGATTTCTGGCTTGTCAGTAGCCGAGGGAGATGCTTTTGATAAGTTGAAAATATCCATTCGTATCAGGGATATAACTATCACACAGGACGTGGTGCTATGAGTAAAACAACACCGACTAAAGACAGTATTCGTGCAGAGTTTGAAGAGCTTGTCGAGAAAGATTCATTCTGGTCGAAGTTTGTCGGCTCTCAATTTGTCTCGATGCTGACATTGTTTATTACCCAGATTGTCTACAGGTGCTTTCAGTATGCCGATGCGGCGCTGGCTGAAGGCTTTATATCGACCGCGACGCGGCGTTCCTCTATCCTGGCAGCGGCAGAAACGAATAGTTACGTTGGTACCAAGCCAACACCGTCATCGGGGATGATTGAGATCACCGCCACAAGTGAAGATGCCCCAGCGGTAATCCCCAAAAACATGCCTTTAATATCTGACGACCAGTACCCTTACATGACTATGGATGTATGCAGGTTGGTTGACGGCACCGGTACGGTAGAAGTGGCACAGTTGGAAATCCAGGAGGTGACATATACCGTTACGGCAGCCAAAGAATTTCTGGAAGTCGTGTTATCAAAGGCTCTCACTGCTGTCTGCTATAAGCTGGAAGTATTCGTGACGACCGATGGTAAGACCACGCAGTGGTCTTCCAGCACTATGTTCCGGTTAGCCGGTAGTAAAAGCCAGGTCTACGTTGAGTTTTATAAACCATCCGAGCAGTTGGGGGTTCGATTCGGCGATGGGCTAATTGGGCAAATACCGCCAGAAGGTTCGACAATTACGCTTAAGGTATGGTGCACCAACGGCGATATAACCCTGGTTGCTGGCCAAAACCTGACGCCTGTCGATTCTGCGGCTAATTTAGCTAATTTGATTTCAGTTAAGACAACGACACCCATAACCGCAGGTACCGATGCCGAAACAACGGAGATCACACGTAATCGTGCACAATATTACCTTGCCTATGATGATCAGGTCGTATGGGGCGGGGACTATACGTATTTTCTGGTGCGTAACATCCCGGGACTGTCCTGGGTAAAGGCATGGGGCGAAGGCCAGCAAGAGAAATTAGATGGTGCTTATAATGTTCGGAATATCAATAAGATATTTATTTCAGGATGGCATCCAAACAAAAGCCAGTCAGAGCTTGAAGAAATGATCCTGGCTGCCTTTAAGAAGGTGCCGAATGAGTTGAACAAGAAATTCTCGTATAAAGAGGTCAGAAAACTACCCTTTAAGATCACCATCACCGGGCGGATATCGGCAAGCCTGACCATTGAGAACGTGACTGATGAGCTGAAGTCGGCACTGGAAACAAAATTTGGGCGTGACTCAACTTTCTTTGATCCGAACCGTGTCGGCAAGTACATCCTAATCAAGAAAAAAGACGTTTGGGCATTTATCGAAACGCTGGGTTATTTCCGCGACTTTTATCTGGAATTTGTCGAGTGGAATGAGTCCAACGACTTTTACGATTTCGTTTATCTGGATACAGAAAACTCCACCTTTAATATTTCGTATGAGGAGGAGTGATGCAGCGTTCCTGGTTTAATAACCGGCTTACATCAGCTAAGCAAAAGTCATTGCTCTATAAATCATTGGCTGATTTGGTTCAGTCAATGATGGATACCTTTGTTGACTCATGGTTGGAGCGAATTACCAACCGGAAGTCTATTTTTTCCATGAGCAAGGAGGATCTGGAGACCAGGACAAATGAACTTGGCCAGTTCTTTACTATCAGAACGTCGAACTCATCTTCCGTTCCGATGTTGTTACAACAGCGTCTTGATGAGATTCACTTTAAGGGGACTGAACGCCCTATAAACCAGACAATTTACCGCGAATTTAACGGTATTTCTGTTTTATGGGATCCGATATATGCACCGGTGGACCTTGAGCGTCATCCCTATGGCACGGTTCTAATACCAGAAAGCACACTGGAGACTACCGGCGGCACATTCGGCGAGATGTTTCTGACTTCCAGAGGGATGATCAGTATTCCCATAAACGACCTGGCCCGGACAATGGGGATTACTGGCACGATAGATCAGTCCGCAATTACAGAAGAAATTCTCAGAAAGTTTAATCAGTTCGTAAAGCCTCTACTGCCACTGCATATAGTGTTTGATGGGCTTACGCTCTATTTGTCGGTTGTTGTAAATGAACAGGCCGACATGATCACTTTGAACGAGATTTCTGATACCGAAAAAGCATTCTGCTGGTTTGAAACTTCGGATACAACTTCGCTTACTGGAGTTACGTCGATTAGCACCCCGATCACCGCAACGCCTGGTGGCACTATTGTGAAAGCGACACCTACGTTTGATCGCACACGCGCAGATGATTTGTTGCTGGATAGCGACGCCTGACAATCACCCCGTCCGCAGGGCGGGGTGACAAGTTACTTCTCTTACAATGAGGCTTCACAACATTGATTAGGGAAAATCATGTCTGACGTCTCAACAAACCTCTATAAGAGTCAGTTGTTGGACTATTACTATCAGCGGCGCGCTGAATCGTCCATTAACAAAGGCTCTCGATTTTTAATCAGCAAGGCCGTTTTCGGTACCAGTTCACTGGTTACTAAGAAAGGAGATGGCACTTATGAGATTGGAGAACTGCCAAAGGCTTTCGATCTGGCAGAACTGACCAGTCAATTTTGCACCATCAACCTCGTCCCAACCTACTCAGGCGGGATAATTACTGTCCGAATGGACCTTGATCAAAGCCAGTTGCAGGAAGGGAAAAACTACCCATTCAACACTCTGGTTGTTCTGGATAACGAGAACAAGCCAATCGCCATTATTTGTGTCCAGGAAGACTCGCTGTATGTGGGCAAAACATATACCGCAGTTATGGCCATAAACACGACTACAGCATAAGGATATGCTTGATGAATGACGTTACAGTTGTCACATCGGTTACTTACCCATCACCCGAGTCGTTGGCTCTGGTGGCTGATGTGCAATACCACGAACCATATCTGTCAGCCGCGCTAAACCGAAAATTCAGGGGGATTGTTGACCCGGGATTTTATGCCGGTTTCTTACCTAAGCCTGGCGGTGGGATGAACCTGTTAATCACCTCAGTGGATGGTGATAAAACCGCAGGCGCGGCGTCGGTGGATATTGGTGAATTCTACCAGGTAACTATTCAGCAACGTAAGGATATTTCTCTTGCACTTAGTGCAGGCAAGAAATATGCAATTGTGCTGAAGGGAAGATACCTCCTTGGAGAAGATACCTATCAGGTGAATACCGCGTCACATATTCATGCGGCTGAATTTGTTTCCAGAACCTATACCGATTCATATCAGTTAGGAGATGGGGAGCTGCTTGTTTGTACGGTGAATATCCCTGCTGGTGTATCTGCCATTACCCAGGAGATGATTGATACATCCGAGCGTATCAACCGCACGATCGGCATTGATATTTCAGACTCTGTAACCAGTACCAGAAGTGATGTTGCTGCAAGTTCGCTGGCAGTTAAAAAAGCCTACGATCTGGCGAAAAGCAAGTATACGGCGCAGGATGCAAGCACAACGCAAAAGGGATTAGTTCAGCTCAGTAGCGCAACTAACAGCGACAGCGAAACAATGGCGGCTACCCCTAAAGCTGTTAAGTCTATAAAAGATCTGGCTGATACCAAAGCGCCAATAGAAAGCCCGAGTCTGACAGGAACGCCAACCGCGCCGACGGCAGCGCAAGGTACAAACAGCACGCAGATCGCAAATACAGCCTTTGTTAAGGCAGCTATAACTGCACTTATCAACGGTGCGCCTGGTACACTGGATACGCTGAAAGAAATAGCGGCTGCGATCAATAACGACCCGAATTACAGCACAACTATCAACAATGCTCTGGCCCTTAAAGCGCCTTTAGCAAGTCCTGCATTAACGGGAATACCTACTGCGCCTACCGCTGCACAGGGTACGAATAACACGCAGATTGCTACGACCGCTTATGTAAGAGCTGCCATATCCGCATTGGTTGGTTCATCACCAGAAGCTCTTGATACCCTGAATGAGCTTGCCGCAGCACTTGGCAATGACCCGAACTTTGCGACAACAATGACAAATGCGCTGGCAGGGAAACAGCCACTTGATGCAACTTTAACCGCGCTTGCTGGTCTTGCGACTGGTGCAAACAAACTGCCTTATTTCACTGGTAAGGATACGGTAGCTCAGACTGATTTAACGTCAGTCGGTCGCGATATTCTGGCTAAAACAAGCACACTGGCCGTTATCCAATACCTTGGTTTAAGAGAACTCGGTACCAGCGGTGAAAAGATCCCCCTGTTGAGTACGGCTAACACATGGAGTGCGCGCCAGACTTTCAACGGCGGGATCACCGGGGCGCTGACAGGGAACGCCGACACCGCGACGAAATTGAAAACAGCTCGAACAATCAACGGGGTGGGATTTGATGGTTCTAAAAACATTGAGCTAACGGCGGAAGATTTAAATCTTGAACAAACCGTAGAATTAGCCGTAGGAGCATTACAGAAAAACCAGAACGGCGCAGATATTCCAAACAAAGATAAATTTACGCAAACAATAGGTGCTTGCCGCTCTTTTCATGGTGCTATTAGCACAGGTGCAGGAAACTGGACGACGGCACAATTGATTGAATGGCTGGATTCTCAAGGGGCATTCAATCACCCATACTGGATGTGCAAATGTTCATGGTCATACGGCAATAATAAAATTATTACCGATACTGGTTGTGGAACTATTCATCTTGCAGGTTGCGTTATTGAGGTTATGGGTAATAAAGGTGCCATGACTATCCGTGTAACCACCCCGAGCACTTCCAGCGGTGGCGGAACTACTAATGCACAATTTACTTATATAAACCATGGCGCAGATTACGCCCCAGGCTGGCGGCGTGACTACAGCACAAAAAACCAGCAACCTGCATTTGCTTTAGGGCAAACAGGAAGCACTGTCGGAAATGATAAAGCTGTTGGCTGGAACTGGAATAGCGGGGTCTATAACGCAAATATTGGTGGCGCATCGACATTAATCCTCCACTTCAATATGAATACGGGGAGCTGTCCTGCTGTACAGTTCCGCGTGAATTACAGAAATGGCGGAATCTTTTATCGTTCAGCTCGTGATGGTTATGGCTTTGAAGCTGACTGGTCAGAGTTTTACACCACAACCCGCAAACCCTCTGCGGGAGATGTTGGTGCATACACGCAGGCAGAATGTAACTCAAGGTTTATTACAGGTATTCGCCTTGGCGGTCTGTCATCTGTTCAGACATGGAATGGTCCCGGCTGGTCTGACAGGTCAGGTTATGTCGTTACGGGTTCAGTTAACGGAAACCGTGATGAATTAATTGATACAACTCAGGCAAGGCCAATTCAGTATTGCATTAATGGAACGTGGTATAACGCAGGGAGTATTTAATTATGATGCACTTAAAAAACATTATTGCTGGCAATCCTAAAACAAAAGAGCAATACCAGCTAACAAAGCAATTTAACATCAAATGGCTTTATTCAGATGATGGAAAAAACTGGTATGAGGAACAAAAGAATTTCCGGCCAGACACATTGAAAATGGCCTATGACCATAACGGCGTTATTATTTGTATTGAAAAGGATGTTTCAGCAATTAATCCGGAAGGCGCAAGCGTCGTTGAATTACCTGATATTACAGCAAATCGCCGGGCTGATATTTCGGGTAAATGGATGTTCAAAGATGGCGTGGTGATAAAGCGAACTTATACCGAAGAGGAACAGAGGCAGCAGGCAGAGAATGAAAAGCAAAGCCTGTTGCAACTTGTCAGGGATAAAACCCAGCTATGGGACTCACAGCTACGGCTGGGCATCATTTCCGACGAGAATAAACAAAAATTAACCGAGTGGATGCTCTTTGCGCAGAAAGTCGAATCCACAGACACCTCCAGCCTACCAGTAACATTTCCCGAACAACCTGAATGAAACAAGGCCCGATAGCGGGCCTTAATTTTTATTCAGGCTTTTGTGGCCATTCAGGATTTGCCGTATCCACACGGCTTACCAGAACACTGTAGCGTTCCCATGACTCCAGTCGTGCGCGTTCCTCATCCGTCGCCATATTCAGCCTGACGGCGCGTTCCAGTGGCTGAATAACGCTTTCTGCTTCGGAAAGTAACGCGGCCTTTTGTGATTCGGCCTGTTGTTGCAGTTCCTGTTCTGTATATTCCCTCTTTACTACTTTACCATCCAGAAACATCCATTTTCCGTTATTGTCTGCGCGACGATTTGCCGTAATATCAGGAACTTCAACTATGCTTAGCCCTTCAGGATTAATAGTTGAAACGTCTTTACTGACAGCAACGATGATGTTGTTCTCATCGTAAGCAATTTTTATGGTGTCTGGCTGAAAATTCTTTTGTTCCTCATACCAGTTTTTGCCATCTTCGCAAAAGAGCCATACCACGCCCGCTTTTTTAGTTAGCTGGTATTGTTCCGGTGTTTTCGGATTCCCGGCCTTAATATTTTTCAGGTGCATCATCTTAAACACTCCCCACGTTGTACCATATTCCCCCAATCAATTTCTGAATTGGCCTTCTGGCAACAGTGTCGACAATATCATCCGCATTGCTGTTAATTGCGGCTGTTAAAACATAACCTGACGCATCGCCAAAGCCGTAGTCGCGCCATACGTTTTTATATTCAATGCTGCCAAGACGAATATCCCGAACGACATGATTATGCAGCCATGTGCTTAACCAGTTGTTTTCCCACACTGAACCATAAATATCGCCACTAGACGCAACTTGCGCACCACTTCCCAGCGCAAATCCCCCATCTGTTTTAAAAATGAAATCACCACCACCATCTGAACCGTTATTAATATGAACACCATCACTACCGTTATCTTTCCATAAAAACATACGAATACTTCCGTCTTCGTTGGCGAATGTAATGTGGTGGCGGTAATTACTTTTTAATCTAAAATTGCTGCCATTAGATTCAATATCTTTATAAAGATGTAATCCTAACTCATCAATATGTCCGATGCGCGAACCATTTGAATAGAAGCTAATAATACCATCTCCATCTTGCCTAAATCCGGTGTCGTTATCTCCCAGAACAATGGAGTTTTCACCCAGTGCGTTATCAGTAGCACCAATAGCTAGACCTCCTTCAATTTTGGCCCCGTGGCTGACAGATATAGCACCTGTTCTCAGATTTATAGCGAATGGCCTTAATGGGCCGATATCACCGTTTTCGCCTTGTCCTTCAGCCGTCGGAATGAAATGAAGAAAATCTTCTGAACGACGGAAAATAAGACCGAATGCTTCATCAAATATCCGAAGCGCATTCACCGTACCAATTTTCAGTTCTCCGGTCATTTTATCGCCGGAACGCTGAACGGCGTTACCAGCTTGAGACACGATATCCGTCAAGCCAAGATTTTCAGGAGTCAGTGTAATATCTGTAGAACCATCAAATCCCACCCCGTTGATTGTTCGAGCTATTTTCAATTTCGTCGCGGTGTCGGCGTTCCCTGTCAGCGCCCCGGTGATCCCGCCGTTGAAAGTCTGGCGCGCACTCCATGTGTTAGCCGTACTCAACAGGGGGATCTTTTCACCGCTGGTACCGAGTTCTCTTAAACCAAGGTTTAGGATTGAAAGGATGACGCCGGAAACTTCTTATAAAGCGTGGAAACAGCCACATCATAGATGATTGCAACCTGCTTACGGGGGATGCCCTTCTCCAGCAATCGCCGCATTTGCTGCCATGTTTCTTCTTGGTATTTAGGTCGACGCCCACCTATACGACCTTCTGCGCGAGCTGCATCAAGTCCAGCGCGTGTACGTTCAACGATAAGCTCACGTTCCATTTCTGCCAGCGCCCCCATTACGTGAAAGAAAAAGCGCCCCATTGGTGTACTGGTGTCGATGGAGTCAGTGAGACTCCGGAAGTTAATGCCTCTGTCACGCAGCTCTTCCACCAGCACAACTAAGTGACGCATGCTGCGCCCAAGACGGTCTAACTTCCATACGACCAGGGTATCACCTCTGGAAAGCATACGGAGTACCTTTTTTAACCCAGGGCGCTCAGCCTTTTTGCCGCTCGCCTTGTCCTCAAAAATTAGCTCACATCCTGCGCTTTCAAGGGCATTTCGTTGTAAAGCAGTGTTTTGTTCATTTGTTGATACGCGTATATAGCCTATTAGCATATTTTCTGCTCACTATCGTTATTTATAGCAAGCTGCTGATTTTAATTAACAAAAACCAGTATGTGTGGAAATCACAAAGTACATACCGTTTCCCAATGATATTTAATTCACTATTGAGGAAATAGTTATGTTTGATTTCACAATAATGCTCCTTTCCATCCTTGGCGGGGTGCATTCGTTTCTGAATGGGGTTCGTGAAAAACGTTACGAAGTGTCATGCAGGCAATTGCTGGCCGAGTGTATTGCTGCCGTACTTGCAGGCTTTATAGGCATGTATTTCGCGGAATATAAGGGTATGGATGAAAGTCTTCAGACTTGCGTGACTATTATTTGCAGCATCAATAACAGGCTCATTCTTGAACGGTTACAAAGGATTATCGATTCGTACCTCAATAGAAATGCCTCTTAAGCAACAAATGACCGGTTGAGAAGTTACTTTGCATACCATTACCTCCTGACAACGTAGGAGGGAACTTGTGCTTGACACACAGGAATTAGCTCCAGTTGCTATTGCGCTCCTGCTTTCAGTAATTGGTGGGATAGGCACGTTCCTGATGGATGTCCGAGACGGTCGCCAGTCTGGCAATTTGTTGGGATTGGTTACGGAGATCTTTGTTGCAGTGACAGCTGGCGCGGTGGCGTACCTATTGGGGCAACACGAGGGCTGGGAGTTATCAATTACGTACTTAATGGTAACGATAGCCAGCAATAACGGTCATGAGGTGATTTCAGGGATGAAACGAGTGAATATCGATAGCATTCTGAATGTTCTTACAAGTTTGGTGAAAAAGGGAGGCGGGAAATGATTGGCTGGGGTGTATGCGTTCTTGCGTTAGCCTTAGCCGATCGCTATTTGCTAAAACGCAAGGACATCACGCATTTAGAACTTGGTGATGTGGAAATTAAACCGGGTTTCATCCGGGTGCCGTTCAAATACCGGTCTAAATTCCCGTTTTTGCGCGGCGCAACGGTCAGATATTGGATCCGCGATGTTCAGAAGCCGACGACAGTGATTGAAGGCGAACAACGTTGTTTGACGTCGGCTGAACAGGGCGAAAACAGTGAATGGTTGTACATACCCACTGAATATATGGGTAAAGGAGAGCGACTGTGGCATTTCAACGTCATGGTTACGCATGGCGACTCGTTCATTAACCCGTTGTATCGGATTTTCCCTGTTACTCAGCAAATCCGCAGAAGTTACGTAATAAATCTCGCACAGGATGTGTCAGATGACGAAAAATAAGTATGCAACGGTCGATTTTGACCAGGTTAATGAAAAGGGGCTGAAATCCCTTATCGCGGCGATCAATAAAACCGGTGTTACGGTAATTGAGGTTGACTCCAGCAACCGCGCAACAACGAAAGATGGCGTTAAAGTTAAAACCGCAAAGCTGGTTCTTAACGATGGACAAATTCTTGCCATACAGGTAAACGATACTGGCGATATATCGTCTGTGAAGCTGAATGGAAAAGCTATTCCTAACGCTCAGTCGCCGGATATCAAGACGCTTGGTACCGTCATGGGGCAAGCGGCCCGCAAAAACTCCGCAAAATTCCAGAAATCACTGATCGCCAAAGCGAAACGTGTTGCCAATCCGGTAGACAAGAAACCGGCAGTAAAATCCAACTTTCAGCGCCTGCAAGAGGCAAAACAGCGGAATGTTCAGGTGGTTGCCGCTTATAAATCAGCGCAGAACTCGGTGTCTTTCAATCAACAGCAGATCACTGATTTGCGGGCGAAGCTGGATAAGGAGACAGGCCGACTCAATAACGAAAAGGCCCGAAATGGCGAACTCAAACGCCGTCTTAAGCAACTGAAAGCAGGAAATTAACATGGAACAGTTCAATATCAATAAAGGGGTGACGATCAAACCTGGGCTTGACGCGCTTCCCCCGCCAGTGACTGATGATGAATATCGCGCATTAATGGCCGGTGAGGACCGCTATCTGATGACGGAATCCAACACCCTGGAGGAAATCGAGGCTACGTTCTTCTATGACACGCCGATCCACTGGTGTGCTACGGATTTACTGGAGGCGATTAGTTCTACTCGTTTGCAGTTACACCGGACCATGCAGGCATTTGTCCGGGCATTGAACCAGAAGCTGAATGGTACCGGAATCTCTGCGGGGAGTGATAAAACGGGCGATGTGGCCCAGAGCGGCGCGCGCGCGATCGGCGGCGCTGAAATTGGTCGGGCACGTAACGTTAACGGGCTGCCGGTCCTGCCAGCCATTATTCCGCTCAGTGATGGTCAGACTATCAGCATTCTGTTTCATAGCCCGACAGCGGAAAACCGGATCACCAATAGCGATACGCTGGTTGCTTTCCAGTTCTTACTGAATAAAAAAGACGTTACTCACACCGTTGCTCCGATGAGTGGACGTGATATGACGCTGGCGCAGGTCACCATGAAACTTGCCAACCTTGCAGAGAAAAACTCGGCAAAATTCCAGCGTGCGCAGAAGAAGAAAAAAGCCCTTGTTGATGAAATAACCCAACTACAGGCTGACAGTGACCAGAAAGAGGATGCCATGAGCGACCTCGCGGATCAGGTGGCAGCGGTAGAAGGGCAGAAGGCAGATCTGGAGCAGAAAATTAACGCTGTTGCATCGGAAGCGGATTCTCTTTATGAAGAGAATGAGCGTTTGCAGACGGAGATTGATCAGCTCAATCGCACTGGTGGGCGCGATACCATTGCTCCTGCGGGGATGACTGGTGGGTACTCTCGCGCGCTGACGGATCGCCTTGCCAGTATCAAAAATCGTATGCATATGAACGGGGAAGTGACGCTCAGTAATGGTGCATCAATGAAGCAATTCATTGAGGACGGCGAAGGGTATATCCAGTTAACCGATTCGGATGGCAGCGTGTACATGATCAAGGCTAAATCCATACAGGGTGTGGACATGGCAGATGCGATCGGCAAGCTGTTTAAAGCCTATAAAGCGGGTAATGTATCGGAATATCTGGTCCAACCAGAAGAACATAAACCGGAAAACGTCGAACCTGAATCAGCGGAGGATACCGGTAGCTCTTTGCCTGAACCAGAAGTCTCTGTAGGTGCATATCGATATGCCCTGCAAATGCGTCCGGCGGCCCCTGGCGCAATACCTGAAGGTAACAAAGCAATTCTGCCGCGCCCTGATGAAGGTGACCCGTATTATGAATATGCACGCTACGGCATTGTTACTTACGATACCCCGCTTTCTGATCAGCAAATGAGTGAGTACGACCTGAAGTTATTGCCTCGCGAGGATTCTTTCGACTTCCTGGCGAAGACACTTACTAATGGTCCGTTTGGCAAATATGCACAAAAAGCTCTGGAGCTGGCCACCAGCTCACCAGACGAGTTCCGCGTAATGCTGAAAACTCAGTTTCAAAAAACTTTCCCCAATATTGCGTTTCCTGGGGGCGCTGGCATCGAGAAAATGGTGCAGAGCATGATCAATGCATTGCAGGCCGAAGTCGGTGAGATTACTCAACCAGAACCGGTCCCGGCACAGCCTGATGAAACGGTTAGCGAAGCAGATGCAGAGGCTAATAAAGCCATTGAATATCTCAATAGCGTGATGGATATGCAAAGCACTGACATGGCGGAGATCCGTAACGCCCGGGGCAATGTCCGGGAAGCGATTGCTGCCCTTCAGGCTGCCGGACGTTTTGAGGAAAACGAAGAGCTGGTTAACGGTGCTGCTCGCCACCTGGCTGATCTGCTGGTAGCAATCCAGAAAGCGGGGGTAGCGGCATGACACTATCAGCTATTGAGTTAATGGACCTCAGCGATAAGTTGGATGCTCTGATGTCCAAAGCGGCTACCGCGAGTGGCATGGAGTTGCTGGATATCAGCGATGAAATTGACCAGATCATGCAACAGATGGGGTACGGCGCGTCCGGCGGCAGTAGTGGCGAGGAAAAACAACCTTCGGTACATGATGGTGTGCCAAAACTGGTTGCTGATTTCCTGGCTGATAAATTCGTCGATCAGAGCACTGATGCATTTATCGGTACGTTACAGGACTTGAGTCAATATGTTGGCACATACATCGACCTGGACCAGGTTAAACAGCACACGGCGGCATGGATAGCCGCCAACATTAAAGAGGCAGCGTGACATCCTCCACGCCCCGAAGGGCGTGGATTCCTGCTACGTTCAGGCTGTCGCCTGAATCATTTCGGTGGGTTCCTGCTTCAACGGGCGGCCTGACTGCACCATCCCTCCACAGGCAAGTACGGCGTGCCCCGCCGCTAAAATGTTACGAGCGCCGTTTACATCGGCGTTCGCTGTATATCCACATACCTGGCATCTGAATTTACTTTGTGACAGGCGATTTTCTTTCGCTGTATGACCACAGCACGCGCAACGCTGGCTTGTGTACGC